TGTGTAAACAGCGATAGCTGAGAAAGGCTTTGTAAGAGCACCTGAGCATCTTGTCTCCATGAGGTACTTCATCTGGTTGAAGTCGATATCGAAATCATCGAACATGTTGATCTCGCCACCCTTATCGGTACCAACTTTATAATCGCTAAGGTTAACAATAATACCCATAAGGTTTCTTGTTTCACCTTTTTCATCTCTAGAAAGATTCTCCATTACAGGAACAGTAACGATCTCTTTAACACGAAGAGCTGTAGCAAGTTCTCCTTCATTGTTATAAAGTTTACGCCCCATGTTATCTTCCATAAGAAGCATATCTGTAAGCAGATCGTCTGTTGTGAAGAGTGTAGGAGAACCAGAACCTCTATAATCTTTACGAGCCTTAATTGCTGTTCTGATAAATGTCTTAGCTTTAACGTCAGCTGTAGCATTTGCAGCAACATCAACAGTCTTCTTAACTACAAAGAGTTCCTCTTCTTTCCAGATAGGTCTTACATTTGCTTCTTTGATCTTATCATCAGAAGATGAAGGTCTGCCATCACCTACAAGGATTGCACGAGCAATTTCCTCATCAAGCATCTGACGCATTTCTTTCTTTATCATAGCAACTACATCGAAATCTGTAATATCGACCATGTCATCACGATCGATCTTCTGTTTCTTATAGATAGTTGTAGGCTCGGTCTTTCTCTTGAGCATCGTGAATACTTCTTCTTTCTTCAAGTTGCCCTTGATATAACCTTTAGCTCTTGCATCATCTTCTGTAATATCTGCAAAGAGTGATTTAATTCTGGAGAATGCACTATGGCTTGTTCCAGAAATAACTTTACTAACCCATCCATCAGGTCTCTTAATGAACTGAGGATCGCCTTCGTTAAGACGAGCATCCGGGAACATATAATCGATATTCTCAATACCATAGTCATCTGTATGGGCAAGAACAGAAGCTCTCAAAGAACCCATTGTCTTTGCATCAGAGAACATATCCTGGATCTCGCTATGTGTTAATACGTGTAATTCATTTTCATAACCGTATTCATCGTCAAATACGTTGTGCTTCATATCTTCTTCTCCTCCTTCTTCAGCACCACCTCCGCCAAGCTCTGCTCTAAGCTTCTCTTCAGCATCAGCAACTGCCTGACCTACTATTGCATATACAACCTGTTTCTGTTCATCTGTAAACTCATTAAATACATCGCCTACAGTTTTTTCACCGCCTTCATTAGCAGCCATTTCGTTTTCCTCCTTTTTAGGTTCTTCATCTGAGTGTTGTATTACGGGATCTCTATCAATAGGCTCTCCAAAACACATTTCCGCTTCCCACTCGTCTGTTTCAGGATCTGAATGCGTAAGAACTGTGTCTATTCCAGCATAAGGATTCGCAGAAGCAAGCACAAGACTTACTTCTCTAATCATACCGTGATACACGTTTCCAGCTTGTTCTTTTAATTTGTTAGCGTAAATACTTAAAGCCGATATATCGCCATGTTTAACCATCTCTTTAGCAATCTGACCATTTTCTGTATCATTAAGATAACAGTATGCATAGACGCCTCTTTCCGGTCTGTTCTCAAGATAAGCATGCCCTAAAACACCATTAATATTTTCATGGTCATGATTATAAACGATAGGAACTTTTTTGCCATCACAATCTTTAAAACTGTTTGACTTAAGAGTTCTACCATCTGAACATTTAACATTGTAAACTGTTGCCCATCCAGCGAAATCGGGCTGTTCAGTAAGTTCTACTCCCATTTTGAATTTTACTCCTTTCTATAGAATTATTGATATGGTTCTTCTTCATAATACTCCGGATCCTCCATAGGATACTGTTCATTGCCTAAATTCATTCCATTTACATCAATGTGCTCTTGATCTTTTGACTCAGAAATGTTAGCATTCTTCAGTTCGTCGGATCTAGGATCATCTGAAGGTTTCATACCAATTGCTTGTCTAACTTCGTTTGCGGTCATGATTTCATTTCTTGTAAACTTGTCAGCAAGCTCAGCAATAGAACTAATCGGAGCAAGTTTAAATGGATCTCTAAAATACATTATGGATTGCCCCTGTGTTCTCGCGGTCTTGGATAAAAACTTACGGCGCATTTCCTCAACAATAGCATTCATTATAGGCTCTATAGTTCTAGAAAAGTAATTATTCATTGTCTTTTCATCTGCAGTGCCATCCAGAATACCTGGAGTTATTGTTAACTGTTGATAGAGCTGATTTGTAAGATACTCTATCTCACCCATAAGATTGTTTTCCAATGGTCTATTCAATTGTATAATCTTCTCAGTCTGATCTGAGTATGCAATTCCATGAGGAGACTCCTGAAGTTGCTTCTCAAGATTAGCGAGACGCTCTTCAGCTAAATTCCTTTTCATCTCTGTACGAGTAGAATAAGGAAGCTGAATAATCATGTTAAGTTTATTAGAATTTTGCTTTTCATCAATTGAATCAAGCAATGTAAGCTTCCTAGAAAGTCTTTTTGCTGTAGAATTTGTAGCATTCATGATAGAATAGAAAGGATTTTCAATAACGGCTACCATTTCTTTTGGCATCCAAATTTCTTCTTTCTTTCCTTCTCTATCATTGTAAAGTCTTATCTTAATACTTGATGGACGCCATTCTACAATTTTACCAGTTCGTAAACTTAAGATATCATATGCACCTTCAGTTTTATCTAAAGGGTTATCATCATCTATATCGACTGGAACAACTGCAACAACACCTTCATCGAGCATTGACATTACAATATCTTGAATTAAATTTCTACCTGTTTGATCAATGTTTGCTTCTGCTATTAAGCATGTATCCAAACTAGAGTTAATCACGGAACTAAATCTATTAGTAAGATCCAGACGAACGTGATGAACGTCTATTGTCGCACAGTCAACTGCTATCCTACACATTATCGAATTAATAATGTTTCTTTCGTTCCTACCGCTAACTATATACTGATCAGGACGATACCAGTAAGAATATCCGGTCTCTTCCATAGCAAATTTCTCAGTAGGATCTTTGTTCATAAAAGCATTCCAAGCATGCTTAAGACGTTCTGCTATTGGCGTCATTTTGAATCTCCTTTAAAAACTTTTATGTTAATCCTTACGAAAGTAGGACAACCTTAGAGAGTGTTCTCCAAGGCTGTCGTGACGTAGGAGATAACAGCTCATTATTTACCTTTATAATTTTTAGCTATGTATGCGTCCAGATCCGGATATTTTTTGCTTACAAAACTTTTGCTAGTACCATAATGTTTAGTAACATCCGATTTTGTAAGCATTCTTTTAAATGGTAATCCTTCATATTCCAATTTACCATTAGAATTCCTTGTCTTATTCCATCCTATAGGACCATCTTTATATGTATTATTTCTTATAGGAACATCCCAAACGCCTTTAACAGCTGTATTTGTTGGCTCTTTTCCAGATGATGAATACTTTGACATAGCTTGAGTTAAAGCTATTCCGGATATGGCTGTTACTACTGCAACTGCAGCTGCTTTATTTAAAGCTTCTCTTGTTTTTATTTTTTTTGCTGCTCCTTCTCCGTACTTCTCATCCATTCCTTTTTCAATTTGCTTAATTATTTGATTGCCGGCTTTTTTATTTTGCATAACTTGTTTAAATCCGCCGCCACCTTTTTTAAAAGCCTTTAAATCTTGCTTTATAACATCTCTTCTTACTCTAGCAACATTTTTTGAATAATCATAATTCTGTGCTGCTTTTTTGGAAAGAATTCCTCTTTTTGCATATACATCACTAGCAGACCTATTTAAACCATATCTCTGTCTTCCTTCTGCAGTAAGTGTTCCATCTGCATTTTGATAGTTTCTTATACCCCATCTCATGCCTTTGACACCATGATGAGCTAAATATCCGTATGTCATTTTATCCTCCTATTTCTTAGGACCTATAACCCATTTGTAAATAGGATGGTCTTCTTTTAAATATCCTTGTTCATTCATTATTCTAGCACCCTCTTTTACAACTGGAAGATCTTTGGTTATATAAAGATTGTTAACAGTATTTGCTATTCCTTTAACAGCTGCTACACCAGAAGTTACGGCTGTGATCGCCGCAGCACCTGCGCCTATAATTTTAAGACCTGTTTCTATTCTGGAAGTGGCCTTTCCATACTTTTCTCCAATATTTTTCCATCCGGTTACGCTTCCAGCCATTGCCTGGCCTTCTTTTCCGCCAAGCCTTCTAGCGCTTCCCATATACCTTCTAGCAGTTCGTCCACTAATTCCAGCAGCTGATACTTTATCTTGATTGGTAACATTCCATATATCTCTAATTCTTTTATTACTAATCTTATTATTAAGTCTAGCAGCTTTTCTTACATTTCCAGAAGCCATTGCAGAGTTTCGTCTTTCCATCAACGAACTTTGTCTATTGGCAGCAATTTTATCTCTATTCTGATA